CCATTTAAAGTCTATCCCCCACGCCAAACGTCACAACTAAGCCTTGGATACTGTGTGAAGCATTGGTATCATTTGTAACATATTTAAAAGAAACTGATCTGCCTGAACCTGAAATATTTGTACGTTGTACTGGTGAAGGGTTTCCATCAAAGATAGCTGTACTATCATATAGGGCTTCGTTATAGTATGCAGCAGCCCCCTCAGTGCTCAGAGTAAAGTTAGTTGGATTCAAAGAATCTGGATCTTCGTAGTCATAAACTGCTGACATTACGATTTCGTTATCACCTTCAGAACGTAAGTATGTTGCTACGTTGTAGATAATTTTACGTTGTTCAGGATCTTGAAAGTAATAGTAAGGAGTTTGAAATATACTAAATATATTAGTTCCTGCAAAACTATTACCTTGTTCTTGTCTATACACTTTTCCTGTACTGTCACCATGTATAACAAATTCGTTTTGACCTATGTAACCACTAGCAGCAGCAGTTGCAGAAATACCTAACATCTGACTATACTCAAACCTTAGTCCGTTAGGAGTTTCTCTAAATCCACCTATGATACCTTGTGAGTCTGCTGCACCAAAAAAATATCTAAACTGAGTCTTTTGTTTTATAGTAACAGCATTTAGAGTATCTAAATCAATATCAAAAACAATGTCTGTAAAAATAGACTGAATGTTTTTTGATACTGTTTCTAAATTAACATCACCAATTCTGTCTGTACCAGAAACAGGGCGTAAACCATCCTGTGAAAGAAATAGTAGATCTCCACCTATCTCTATAACACTGTCTGTAGCTAGACACCCAAGATCGTCTGTAACAGTTGCTACTACAAAGTTAGCTAAAGCTGTACCTGATATTTTTTTAATATTAGTAGCACCAAAGATGTATAGCTCATTCCTAAAAGACTTTATAGCTACGATAGGAAAACCTACATTTATTACACCTGCTCCATTAGCTGCAGCAAAGTCTGTTTCTGCTAGTGGTGCACTAAAGAATAGTTTAGTTGGGTGTGCAGGATCACCTGCTAAAAATAAATGATTCTGAAATATAGCAGAATACTTTGGATCTGTAGGTGCATCAGAGTGAGTAATCTGAGTATAGGTTGTACCATCGTATGTAGCTGCAGGATTTACACCGTCAGTCAAAACAATCTTTGGAGTACCAAAGTTAAGCCTAGAAAATCTAACTTTAGATACACCTGTCATTGTAGGTGAACCAGAAGTAGCTGAACTAGAATTGTTCCAGTAGTGTAAGTAATTGTTTCCTGCTGAAGGAGTACGAGCAGCAAAGATACCATCCTTTATACCGTCTGCTACTGCTACACCTAAAACATTTCCTGTTCCTGTAACTGTACCATAATTGTTAGCAAAGCCACTTATCTTTCTGTAACCACCTGTAACAGCAGGTTCGTAATTAATAAGTGCAATTGCAGAACCGGGGGCAAGTTCACCCTGAGATAAAACATCACGGCTAGTATTTAAGCCGCCTTGTGCAAACACTTTAAAGGAGGCGAGATTATCTGGCATTACATAACTCTTCCTAAAACTTGATTAGAAGAGTTAATTCTGTCCACGACTGTTGATCTTACTCTTAATGGTTCATCAATAAGTATTCTTCTCATTGATTTTATACCCATGTCAAAGTTAGCTTGGTGCATTGCAGCACTCTGTTCATTAGACCTAAACCTCATCATGTACATCATAGCACCATCAATAAGTACATGTTTAAATCTGTCTGGTATAATTGCTGTATCACTAAAAGCAGTTAAATCTGTAGGAAACTTGTAATAAATATATTCTACTTCGTAAGTATTATCTGGAATAGGTGTTACACCAAACTTAGATTCATTGGTTTGATAAACCAAAGTTGGTGCTGAAATGCCTGTAGCATCTCCTGTATCATCAAAGTGTCTATACCTTTGTATGTACTCATCGTAAGTTATAGACGGTAAGTGCATAGGAGTATTATCTACAGATGTTAGTTTTTTAATGTAGAACGTTTGCCAATCAGCCCTAGAGTAATCAGTAGGGAAAGCATACTGTCTTGTTCCTGCTGCTAAAGTTTGTGTTTGAGTAGTTTTTAGAAAAGGCCACTCTTGTCCTGTCTGTAAGATATTTCTAATGGAGTTGTTTACTGCATCTTTAGCTAATGCTTGAACATTTCGTACAGCCGTAAAGCCATCTCCTGCTGTGTCAAGAGTAACTTCATTTAACCTACGTAGTAGTTCGTTAACTAAAGTAACGTATGTAGCCATTACAAAAATCCTTCAGATAAGCTAAAGGGGCAAGTCTCCCTGCCCCTAAAGTTTAGTTATGCTAGTAGATCACGATCTACATCAACTGGTCTAACTCGACCAGAGATACCTGTATCCATACAACCTGCGACAACACGAATGCGTCCAGATGTAACATCTGCAGAAGCAGCAATCAACTTAACGTCAATTGTGTCTGTAGTTGTTACGTGTTGTGTAAATGTCAAAGTACCTGAAGTAGTCATAGCACTACCATTTGTACCAGAAGCTAAGAATCCAGTAGATGAAACGTCACCACCATCAACAATGTCATCGCCTTCAGCAAAGTCAATGTCAACAGTTGGAGATGAACCATTGACAGCAGCTTCAACTTCAGCACCTGCAAATAACACCATAGTGTTAGCAGGAATCTCTAGTAGTTGAAAGATGTCGCCATTAGTAGCAGTCCAACCTGCAGCAGTCATCTTATCAAAGTCAAGCACAGCCTCACGGATGTACATGCCGTTTGATTGGAAACGTGATCTTGGTTCAGCAATACTGTCGGAGTTTACGCCAGTAGTTGCTTTTGCTGTCATATCATAAGTAGCCATAAGTCAATCCCCCCTTAAGCTGCGTTATATTTTGCAGTGACGATTGCTTCTGGACGTAGAATCTTGCGACCGTATAGGTGCATTCCTCTAACAATGTCAGCAAAGCTATCTGGATCACGATATGTTTCAGTCTTACTGATCTGCTCTGCAGTTGCTACTGCTGAGTCATGACCTGCAACAATAACACCAAAGTTACTGTTTTGGTTTGCAGAACCTGATGTTCCTGCCCCTGTTCCTACTGCAGGAAGGTTTGAGGAAACATACATTCTGAAACCGTGCATGTTGTTCAGTACTAGACCGTTACGTAGTGCACCTGATTCACCGTAGTCAGCATTTAAGAATCGAGAATCCTCATCGGATAATATTTCCATAAACACCGGGTCAACCACGAGCCATCTACCTTGTGTATCAACTTGCTGTTGATCCATCAAACGTTTCATACGTGATATAATCATCGCAGGAGAAACGGTTGCTGTTGGCAGTGCTGTTGCACCTGGTAGACGTGCTGCTACAGGAATTGAGTGATCCCCTGCAGAGCCAGTTGTGATGTTGCCAAATGAGTCCTTGCGGAGTTTCATTGATGTCAACAATTCGTCAGAACCTGCAGTTGAAACTGCTTTAGTTCCATTCACTACGTCATTCACTGCACCTGCTTTTGAGTGTAGAGCAGACTGTTTAAAACCTGATAGATAACCAAGAACTTCTTGGTCATGCTGATCAGCTAAACGGTATGCTGCACGATCAGTTGCAAGTTGCATGAAATTCGCATGTGAATGCGCCTCTTCGATGTCATCGATCTTAAAGGCATAGTAGTTAGCCTTATCAACGACTAAAGAGAAGTCTTCGTCATCAAGATCTTGTGCTGAAACCTGTGTACCCCTTGCATAGGCGTTCACAGAAATTTCTGGCTCCTTGATAATTTTGACTGTATCACCTTGGGCAGAAATCTCCCCAAAATAATCTGAGTTAGTGATGTCACCAACTACTGTACTCTTGCGAAAAGCAAGCTGTACTTTTTTGCTATAAATGACACTGGAAAAATTCCCATTTGGAAGATTGCCGTAGCCACTTGCTGTTTGAAAAGCCATGATTAAATCCTTCCATGATATTTGGCTTATTGAAGCTAAACACCTTGAAAGAGGCTGAACGTTCTAGGGTAACACTAAGTGGGCCTAT